GGGAAAATAGTAATAAACGGCGATAACGAACAAACCGATATTAAAACACCTACCGGTGAAATTAACGGTTTATCTTACGCTATAGAGGTATCTAAGAAGATAGAGGAAATTAAGTGGATTAAACTTAAAGAAAATCACCGCTCAGACTTAGTTGGGAAAATACTTGATTTCGAATATGGGAAGTAACCTATCCACCAATATTTATAACGAAAACAATGGCAACCTTTACTTCAAAGATATATGAGAGTATAACATTAAACGGAAACGATCTAGGTTCTTACACCACTAATACCATTGATGGTATAAATTATGTAGATAACCGCATATTAAACTGTCCTTCTGGATCTCAAACACCAATATTCACATTAAGTAACAATCCAGGTGCAGGACAGTTTGTAACTAGTAGTCTACAATACGCTAGAATAACTAATGTTTCAACAGTTCCAGTAAAACTAATTGTTGTAGGTGCATCTAGTGTAAGTGCTTCGTTCTTGGTAACAACCGGTAGTTCATTCTTCTTATCAACTAGTAAGATAACAGGTAGTGTTGACAACAGCTTTACATTTAAAGACATTCAAAGTGTTTCCATTGAACCATCAAGTTCCGCAGCAGCAATAGAATATTACATAGCAACAACTTAATAACATGAATATACCTATATGGAATGGATCATCGTCGTTTGCCCCTGGAGATACTCCATTTGGGTTCTATGACTACGATCCACAATTTCAGACCGACGCTGATAAAGTGTCTAAATTTTGTGCTCAACGTTTGGGTTATCCAATTCAAGAAGTCGAGTTACAAGACATAAATTTTTACACAGCATTTGAATATGCTGTAACAACATACGGAAACGAACTCTACGCGTTTAAAGTTAGAGACAACATGCTCAACATAGTTGGTTTAGATGTTGATGTCAACCTGAATAACGCGATTATAACGCCTAATTTCGCTAGTATTGTGCGTTTATCTCAACAATATGGTGAGGAAGCAGGTGTTGGTGGAAATGTTAATTGGTATAGTGGTTCTATCCCACTTATTCCAGGAGTACAAGATTACGATTTGGCACTATGGGCATCGTCTCAAAATATAACTGGTGGAATTGAGATTAAGAGAGTATTCTATAATGCACCACCCGCGGTAAATCAATTATATAATCCAATAGCTTACGCTGGATTAGGTGGTGTACCGGCTGCTGGAGCATATGGTTTAGGATATGGAACTACAGGTTATTTAATGGTACCTACAAGTTTGACTATGCAAACGGTACAAGCTATCGAGATGCAGAACCAAGTAGTTAACCCTAACTACACATTCGAACTTATCAACAACAAATTAAGAGTATTTCCTATGCCTGGTTACGGTAGCATTTACTCATTTATGTCATTCCAGTATATCATATTAGATGAAAGAATAAATGACTCTATACAAGAAACAGGCGGAAATAAAATATCTAATGAGTCTAACGCGTCATATGATAACCCAACATATTCACAAATAAATTCAATTGGTCGCCAATGGATATTTGAATATACAATGGCTTTATCTAAAGAAATGTTAGGATATGTTAGAGGTAAATATTCTACTGTTCCAATACCTGGTGATGCAGTAACATTAAATCAAGCAGATTTATTGTCGTCTGCATCTGAGACTAAGACGTCTTTAATAGAACGATTACGTGAATATTTTGACCAGACGTCAAACCAAGCTTTACTAGAGAGAAGAGCAGCAGAATCAGAGGCACGTGTGAAGGAAATTAATTATTCACCAATGACAATTTTTATAGGATAACATGGCTTTATTTGGTTCAGCGAGAGATGTGAGTATGTTCAGATATGTGAACAGAGAGTTAATGGGTAACATTATCTCTCAACAGTGTGTCTTCTACAAATGCAATGTCACAAACACACTAATAAACATGTATGGTGAGGCATCAAATGGTAGATACTATGAACAACCTATTTTATTTAACTGCTTAATTGATGTTGGTGACCAAACCGCTCCAACGCCTGATGATATGGTTGGATTTGAATGGGCGGTGACATATAAATTTTTAAGGGACGATTTAGTAGACGCTGGGGTTGAACCGGCTGTGGGAGATATAATAATGTGGCAAAATGCTTATTGGGAGGTAGATAACGAGAATATAGTTCAATTCTTTACAGGTAAAGATCCTGCTTACCCATATACAGACGCTAATGGTAATAATCCACTAAATCCAGGATTAGGAAACTTTGGTTACAATGTTAGTGTTATATGTACTACTCACTACGTACCTGGAGATCGTTTAGGAATCCAACCGTACCGTCTATAAAATATAAACAATGGCAACACAAGGAAGAAAACCAATACCTAAAACCCAAAGAGAGATAAGCGTAAGTTTACAAACGCCTAAGGATCCTTCTATGGGTAACCCAAATTCCTCATACGAATCACCAAGTAACAATAGAGCACTACAAACGTCATTTCAAGATGATGCTGTTAAACCATTTAAGATTGGTATACAAGATATTGATGAGGCTATACTATACTACTTCCAGAACGTTATTAAGCCATTCGTAATACAAAACGGAGAAAGATTACCTGTACCTATATTATATGGTTCTCCTGAAAAGTGGAAATCAATGCAACGAGACGGATATTACCGAGACAATAAAGGTGCGGTTATGTATCCACTCATAGTATTTAAACGTAACGCCATTGAGAAAGATAGAACTATAGCGAATAAGTTAGATGCTAACAACCCCAACAATTTTGGAGTGTTTACTAAAAAATACTCGCCATACGACGCGTATTCTAATTTTAATGTGCTTAACAACAGGACACCCGAGAAAACATATTACGCGACTATTATGCCCGATTATGTGACTATAACGTACACATGTGCTGTATTTACATACTATGTAGAGCAATTAAACAACATAATTGAAGCCATAAACTACGCTTCGGATGCATATTGGGGAGACCCACAGCGATATAAGTTCCAAACACGTATTGATTCATTCAATACTGTAACTGAACTATCAGACAATGATGAGCGTGTCGTGAAAAGCACATTCGATATTAAATTACATGGTCACCTTATTCCTAATGTGTTACAAAAGGACATGAACTCACTCAAGAAGTTTAGAGATAAGTCTAAAGTAATATTTTCAGTCGAGGCTACATCCAACAGTGCTATACTTAAAGGTACAGTTAATGCTGATGGTACAGCAACAGAACTTAAGAAGAAAGAAGCGGAAAGAAAAGTACAAATCGACCAATCAACGTCAAGGGCAACTATAATTTAATATTTATAAGAAACATTAAATGGCTAGAGTAAGATTTTTAGATCAGGTACCCGTTGGTTTCTACGATGTAGGAAATAATGGGGGTGGTAGTACAGTTAGTACAGCTAGTTTACTTACAACCGCATCTGTATCTTCAAATACAATTACATTTACTAAGGGTGATGGTAGTACATTTCCTATAACAGTAGCGACAGGGTCGGGTGGTGGAGGATCTACATTTCCATATACCGGCGATGCCATTATATCAGGTAGTTTAGTAGTAACAGGATCTACAACATCAACGTTAGGTTTTACTGGTTCGTTGTTTGGTACAGCTAGTTGGGCATCTAACGTAGTAAGTGCGTCTTATGCAGCAACAGCATCGTACATTAATTTTAATATATTTCAAATAACAACAGGAAGTATTACAGCTAGTGTAAATACTGCCCCTAACAATTTATTCTTAATACAATCAGGTAGTAATGTATATTTAAACATATCTTCTAGTAGTAATACTACTCTATACAGCGATTTATTTGTAATAAAAAATTTTACAACACAAAAACCTGTATTAACTGTTAGTCAAAGTATAGTACAATTCGCAACACAATCAACAATACCAATAGGAACCATAGAAGCAGGAAGTATTTGGTTTACTTCATCATCTTTATACATTGGTCTTGAATAGTCATATATGTATTAACATAAAACACATAAAATAAAAATAACATGGCAACTTGGAAAAAAGTAATAGTCTCGGGTTCAAACGCAGAATTAAATCAAATTACAGCTAGTGGTGGAATTAATGCTACCTTACCTTCTTCACAACAATCTAACTTTGTATCCTACAATTTATCTTCAGGACAATTAGGATATTTTGGTACTGGTTCTCTTACAGCAGCAACGGCATCGTATGTTACTAGTTCTAATGTTTATGGACCATTTGGTTCTAACAGCATCTTAAGTGCATCATATGCTGTATCAAGTTCGTATGCTACAAATGCTTTAAGTTCATCTTATGCACTAAGTAGTTCTTACTCATTAACAGCTACAACTGCTTCATTTGTATTAAATGCAGTAAGTGCTTCATTTGCAACAAATGCTACTAATGCTACAAATGCTACTAATGCAACAAATACCGCAGTAACAGACACAACAACTGGTACAGGACCTTATTATGTTACATTTGTTGATACTACAACAGGTAATGTAGCCCAAAGAATTGATTCAACTGGATTGACTTATAATGCTACAACAAATACATTAACTACAACAGCTTCATTTGCAAGCCAAGCATTAAGTGCTTCATATGCTGCTTCTACTAATAATATTACTAATGCTATTACCAATAATACTGATAATTATATTTTAACTGCAACTGGTGCTGGTAACATAAATGGTGAATCTAACTTACAATTTAACGGTTCAACATTAACCGTAACTGGTAATGCTGTTATTACAAATAACTTAACAGTACA